CGTCAGGGAGTATTGGGGTTCGAATTTGAACCCCAATCAAACTGCCATTCTTGGGGCTCTTGCGAGCACCAGGGGTGGTTCTCTTGCGAGGCGTGACGCCTCGTAAGATCAACGTCAGTACAAAGGATACTCTGACATGGCACTACCTGATCCAATCACCGTCGCTGCCTCTGCTCCTACCCCCGCGCTGAGTTTCAGTCGCGTTGGTCCGGGGCAAGGGCCTTATGGTTCCGAACGCTGGGATGTAGCCAATGGCTATCAACTCGCGTTTAACCATTCGACTAACCAGTCGAGTGGTGAACGGCACTATATGAAGGTGTCGCAGACTTTGGATGCTACCTCTCCCTATACGGGACAGATTAGCAAACAAACTGCGAACGTCTCCATTTCAGCGTCGTTTCCCGCTTTCGGCTGGAATGCCGCTGCCAAGGCTGCGCTTGTAAAGGCGCTCCTTGACACGTTGGCCGACAGTGATGTCACTATTGCGAAGTTTGTTGCCTTTGAGTCTTAACAACTCATTGGCGATCGCAATCGAGGGGTAAGCTTCATAGCTACCTCTTAGGAGGTATATATGAATATCTTTAAAATAGTCGTCGCTCTTCGAGCGGCGGGCCTATTTTTCTCCGAAATCGGAGAACTCCTCCGGAGGCTCGGTGAGATCCGGGGATCTTCTAACTTGGAAGATTCCCGGACTCCTGAACCGGATCACGAACCCATGTCACAGGATTCCTTAAACCCATGTAATGGAGTTAAGGATGAAGAGCCTGAAGGATATCCAGGTTGGGACGAAACTTTCCAAGATGATCTCTTCGAGACCCTTGGAAAAGAACGATCCCCACCTGATCCATAAGAGTATCTTACGTAGCCTATTGACTGATGTTGATAGGTTACGTCCTGGAACGAAGGGACTTGAGCGTGACTTAGTCACACTCGAGGCGCGTATTGAACACGAGGGTGTTGGATTCTTATCCGTCACTCTTGGTATCCTCGGGCAAGCCATAGAAGTCGGCTTGTCCAATGGTACCTTCACCTGCCCGAAAGGCTTTAAACGAGCCAGAGGGTCCAAGATCCCGCTACTATATAGTGGTGTCTTGGGTGATGTGTTCGATTCAGTTACCGGTGATCTAGTAAAGGAGCGCGATTGCACGGAGGATGTCTTAATCCTCCGTCAATTGCTCTACTTTCTGGAAGAAGTTCGTAACTAACCGTGCTCAAATTGAAAAACTTGAGCACGAGGCGTTCCGAACATTCGTGAAGTGTGACCTTGAGATTCAGAGCTTAGCTCCGTTTCGATATGACCACATTTCCCGTATTTCCAAGCTTGTTCTTCAAAGTCTTGACGACTTTCAGGAACTTGAAGGGAAACACGGCCCGGGCGCAGTCTCTGAGGGTTTCAAAGCAAACCAGAAGTGGAATGCTTTGGTTTCCGGTCTGTCTGATTTAGACCCCCGCCTAGAAAATATAGGCTATGATGTAATCTACGGACTATATCATGAGCGTATTCTCGATAGCGGTATCAGAGATCTCCCTACTAGCGAAGATGCCAGAATTGTGGCTGTTCCGAAGAACTCTTCGTCTCTTCGGACGATCACGGTTGAGCCTGTTTTGAACCAATTCGTTCAGCAGGCTTACAATACTCATCTCCGTAAGGAGATCGAGCGTTGTCCCGTGATGTCACGATGCCTTGCATTGTCCACTCAAGTGCCTAATCAGAATTTGGCAATTGAGGGATCCCTCACCGGCGAGTGGGTTACAGTGGACCTGAGTTCTGCGAGCGACCGCCTCTCGACATACTTAGTCGAGTGCGCTTTCTCTCACAGACCGAGATTCCTCTCGGGTATCATGGCCTGCCGTACACCTTCCGTGATCATACGCAAAAAACGTATGGTCCTCCGGAAATACGCCGGTATGGGTAATGCTACGACCTTCCCCATTCAATCGTACGTCTTTGCGCTTGTCGCGCTTAGTAGTATGATAGGGACTAACGAAGACGTTAGTCTAAGGAAGCTCAAAGCACTAGCTAGTAATATCCGAGTCTTTGGCGATGATATCGTCATTAGACGGAGATATTTTCCAGCGTTTGTCGAGTGGATCGAATCGTGTGGTTTAAAAATAAACCAACGAA